ATATAGCCTGGAAAATTGTGGATAAGTTTACTATCTGGTTTCTCCTTCAACCTATTAGGTTTTTCCAATATTTTATGTCTACCAATATAATAGTCTTCCAGTTTTTGTAGCCGTGCTAAATCATTCGCTAAAAAATCCCATAACGCTTTTTCCAATGTTTTTAATTCCATCATCTCACCCCCAATATATTTTTATTTAATGTTTTTAATTTGTTCTGATTTATAATTTTCTCAGCTATTCCTGTTGTTGCATCAGGTGCATCATCATGTTTATTTTTTCCTTCTTTTTGATATTTAGTCATTGCATCATAATACTCTGGATATTTATTTCTCCAATTAACAGGAAAATATATATGATCCATTATCCAAGTACTGTTTGAAATTATTCTAGCTATTTTATTTGCTCCTTGGTGAAACCAATTAACTCTAGTTTTATTTGTTTTATACTTTTCTTTTAGTATTCTTTCTATGTTTCTTGCAAATCCGCGACCACCATTGTTACTTTCTATATCTGCTATATTTACTCCATACTCATAATGTCTTTTTGCTACTTCTTCTTCCGTTATTTCCATTCCGTCTTTTGTATAATAGACATCTAAAACATATGCCTCTTTTTGATACTCTCCGTAAATTATACTGCATAAATAATCACTTCCCTGATCCGCTGTATCTGTATAGCTCCTGATTCTCATAAATTCAAAATCTAACCTATCATATGTCTTAAATCCTTGATAAAGTCTACCTTTTAAGTCAATAGGTTCTTGCTGATAGTTAGCGCTTGCTATATCTGAACCCATTGTTTTTACTTTTCTATCATACTCATATCTCGGTAAAACTTCATCACATAACATTTCACCATTATTTTTCAAGGCTTTCATTGTTATATGTTTTATCTTATATCCATTTCTTTCTAATTCATTAAGTGCTTTACCCGCTAAGTCGTTAGAATGCCAGCGTGTCATTATTATAATTATTTTTCCACCTGTCTCCAATCTTGAAAGCATTGTATTTGTGAACCATTCCCAGTGTTTTTCTAATACATTTTCATTATTTGCTTCTTCAGCATTCTTTATTAAATCGTCTATTATAATGATATTTGCTCCAAATCCTGTTGCGGTTCCTGTTGGAGAAGTTGCCAGATAGTTGCTATAATTGCCCTCTAAGCTCCACAAGTTCATAGCCCCATCACCTTTTTTTATTCGTACATCTTTGAATATATCGTTATAAACTATTTTCTCAGGATCTGCCTTTATTTCAGATATAGTGTTTCTCACAGCTTTTGAAAAAACAGTCGATAAAGTTTCGTTATATGAACCAGTCATTATTTTTTTACTTGAATCACGTCCTAGCAGCCATTCAACAAACATTGTTGCTGTCCTAGATTTTCCATGTCTTGGTGGCAAGTTAATAATTAATACATTTTCTTCGTTGCCCATAAAATTTTGCATTGTTTCACACAGCTCTACTAAATAACTGCGGCTTTCTTTATAGAAGTCAGGTGCCATCAAATTGCAATAAAAAAAGAACTCACGTCTTGCAAGTTCCAATTTCGCCCCTAGCACTATTTTACTTTCCATTCGCCAGCTTCTTCAATTCTTCAGTAGTTAGCCCTTCAAATGGGTTGCTTGTTTTAACTTCCCCTGATAACTGTACCTTTTCCACATAGTCGCCATCCATTTTATTTAATATATCCAATGCCTTCAATCTGTCTTGCAACTTTTCATTTCCATTTTTAATAACTTCACTTAGCCATTCTCTTTTTTCCCTTGCTGTCAATATTCTGCTTTCTTTTGCTTTCTCCTGCAATTCTTTTATATATTTTTTTATGTTGGTTTTTGTTAAGTTTTCACTTCCGATAAATCTAGCATTCTTTTCTTTATACCCAGCCTTTATTGCGGATTCAGTAGCATTTCCACAAGCCACATAATATTCACAAAAAGCCTTTTGTCTAGTATTTAATTTCAATGCTACCACCTCCTTTTTGCGACAAAAAAAAAGACAGCTTTTAAACTGTCTTATGCTTATATAAAATCAAGGATTCAATAACAAGTACTCATACTCTTACATCTTGACATATTATAACATATTAAAAATTATATACAAGGACAAAAAAGTGACAATTTTTAATTCAATATACTTTTTAATACATCATCTGAAAAAATAATGAGCTGTAATTGCCTAATCATATAATTTTTGTGTCTTTTAGCTGTTCTTTCGCTTATATCCAAATTTTCAGCTATATATTCAAATGTCATATCATCAAAATACTTCATCTCGATTATCTTATAATACTTATCATTTCTAATCGTGTCCAAAGCCCTTTCAACCATATTAACAACGTTTTCTATTCTCGCAATCTCTTCTTCTAATTTTTCTATCTTATTTTCAACCTTTTCTAGTTCGGATAAATACACTCGACTAGTTTGTACATTAACACCTGTTTCCTTTTTCTGGATTGATATACCCTCTTTCTTCAAATCCTCTATAAGCATATTTTTAGAATCAATAGCACCTTTCAGCAACGATAATTCGGATAATAATTTTTCTGTCTTTTGAAATGGTGTTAGTTGTTTTTCAGTTTTTATTTCTTTTTCATTTTTCATTCTTTCTATTATTTTGTCTGCTATTCTGTCTATGTCTTTTTCGTTCATTTAATTTTTTCCTTCCTAATTTTTATTATTTTTCCACAAAAAAAAGACCAGTTTTATTTGGTCTTTTACATATTATTATTTATCTTCGCTACTAATTATTTTTTCTAATATCCGTAAAAGAACATCCTGTAATCCAGATAATTCCTCTCCATCACTACTAATTAAACTCTGTTTTTTAAAAAACTTTTCAAAAAAATACATATTTTCATTTTCAACTTCAAAATTGTCTGATAAAAAATCAAAAATAGTTTCACAAAAGATAATTAATTTTGAGATTTTCAATCCCCAAAAATAAGTATATTTTATTAAATTGTTATTAGTGGAAAAAAAATCATCTTGAATCTCTTCTTCTTTGTCCAATGCATCTGTTGTCATCACTTTAAATAATAGTTCCTTTTTATCTCCGAATACAAGACAAGTTGCACCATCATGTATTATGAAATCTCTATCTACTCTAATTTGTTGAAACCACTCCATATTTATAAGATTATCTTTATTCCCTATCTTATTTTCTAAATATTTTATTAAAAATCTATGTTTTTTGTGCCATTTTTTTAATTTTAAATATTCCAAACTTTCTTTTTCATTAAATTTAATTGGAATTAAAATTTCCAAAATTTGAAAAATATATTCTATTATTACTCTATATTTTGAAAACAAATATTCGATTATACATCCTAATTCTTCTTCTGCTTCATTACCAATAGCCGAAGTATAGTTAGCTTTATATGTTTCGTTCTGATATTCTGAATATATTTTTTCGATTCTATTCATCATAATAAGAATTTTAGTGAAATCCTGTCTAATAGTTTGCAATTTACAATTTATTTTTTCACATTCTTCATCAGAAATATTGATATTTTTAAAGTTTACCGAATGTATTGAATTCCCATGAATTGCATAGCGTTCTTTTATAATTTTATATGTCTTTCTTATTATTGTGATATTCTCCTCTTTTTTAGTTATTTCCATAAACTCCTCCTAAGCATAATAATATCTATTATACCCTAAGACCAAAAATATTCAACTGTCATTGTCCTAATTTCCAAAACTTTTTTAAAAATCACATTTTTTTAACTTACGATTTTCTTCTATATCCTCATATTTCAATATTGGCGATACTTCATGGATACTGCCATTTTCAAATTTCAGATACACCTTTTTGCTTGTTTTAGATTTTAACTTTTTTATAACTTTATATTGCCTGCATTCTTGCTGAAACTTCTCGTAATATGTACTACAACTTATAGTTATTACCAAAAGTTCTGCTAATAATAACTTTTTCATTTCTTATCCTTAAATGCCTTAAAATGATTTTTATAAACCTTTTTCAATTCCTTTATCTGTTCATTATCCAAACAAATACCTCTCACATCATACTTTCTTTCAAATGCTTCCACTCCAATATCGTGCTTTTCAGTATGATGTTGTCTACAAAGCGAAATATATCTTCCCTGTCCTCTATCATTCGCATAACCTCCCAAACTTCCAGCCGACTGCCAATGTTCAAAGTCAACTGGAGTTCTATTGCATACTGCACAACGTTTATATTTTAATTTTGCATAAATATATTTTTCTTCATTCTGCTGTTTATATAGTGTTTGCATTTCTTCCCACATTGCTATATCGTTCTGAAGAAAATAATCAAATAAGAAATTAGTAAACGCCACAGCTTCAGTATTGCTCATTAATTTAAGTGCCAAGCTAAAAGTATCATTTAGTTTGATGAATAGCAACTGAATCTCATCAGTTACAAAATCCATTAAATCATTTGTGATTATATTAATTTTGCTTTCTTTCGTATAATTCTTGTCAATTATATCTCCAATTCTGTCTTTTAGCTTGCTCTCCATATTTCTGAAAGGCTCATATCCCTTTATATTCTTGCCACTGTGCCTGATATAAAGTTTTTTCAAGTCTTCCTTTGCTTTGTATAAAAAATAATCGGAAATGGCAGGCTTTTGCTTGCTAGTCTGCCAATTTATGTCTACACCTTTCAGATGATAAGCGTAGCAGTCTATGAACCAGTAAATTAATTTTTGATTTTCCCTACTCATTCTCTTAGACATCCAAGTTCCCTTTCCGCCAGGCATGTCTAAAATTCATATATCCTACAAACCTTTTCTTTTTAGTTTCCTCATTTGGCTCGTATTCCTTGTCTGAATTTTGAATTTTTTGACGACTTTTAACTATGTTGTTAATTGAATATCCGTCATATATCTTTGCCGCCTGATCCTGTGTTATTATCCCGTCCTCAACCAATATTAAGCACATAACGTATGTGTCGGGATTTTCAGCATTCCGTGTTTCTGGATATTCTTCTAAAATACTTCTAACTCTATTTTTTGCTAATCTTTTACCCATTATTCCTCCTAATTGAACAAGTCGCTAATTTCGTATCTGTAGTTTGTTCTTTTCTTTTGCTGAAACAATTGCTTTCCTAATTGCCTCACTTCATCTATATTGATGCTTTTCTTATTCGTCATTTTGTAAAACTCATCAAAATTATGAATATCTATTGCATAAGTTTCTGACAAATCCCTAAAATTAAGTATCATATACGCTTTTACATTATTTTTCTTTGCCTCAAGTCGCAAATTGTACAAAAATGTTTGCTGTTCATCAACTGTATCTTTTATATTTGTAAATGGCATTGATTTTCCTAAAAAGGATTTTAACTCAACAAGGACAAGCAAGCCGTCCTTGAAAAGTAAAAAATCACATAAGTTTTTATTTTTGAATCTGATCATCTGTCCATTTACAGTTCCTGTTGTTCCATCCTTGAATCTGTGCAAAAATATTTCATCTGTATTAACGCTATTCTTAAAGTCGTTTTCAAATTTTTTCCCTGCATTTATTGCCATTAATCAGTTACCTCTGCTTCCTGAACGGTTGCAAGTGTTGCTCCGTATATGCCGTCTCTCCCTTTTTTTATAACTGTTATTTTCCCCCTGTCAATCAATTCTCTCACTATTTCTGTACATTCAGTTGGATGTATTTTTGTACCAGACTGCACCTCTTTTGACCTATAGTAATATGGCTCATTCTTTTTCACAAATCCAAAAACCTTGTTCTCTTTTTTTGTTTTTTCTTTTTCCTCACGGCTATGTTTCTTGCTTTCTGCAACGCTAAACGATTTCGCTGGAGAATTTACTACCTCAACTTCTTTTTCTTCGCTGATAACTTCCTGTGTAGCTCTAGTGACTTTATATTCAATTTTATATGTTCCGTATTGCCCTTTTTCAATTCTTTCAACTGTACGATTGATTTTAAATTTAATCATTCTTATGATTTTTTCAATCATTTCAGTTTTAAAGATTTTAGTATTATCAATCAAGCCTCTAATAACATTTTTAACCAATTTTACTTTATTGATTTGTAAAGCTACAACAAAACAGCCGGCTATTTCTTCAATTAGATTTTGTTCGTCCTTGTAAAATGTTTTTCTGTAATTTCTATATGCTGTTTGCAGCTCTTCAATTTCTTCATAAAGTTTCAGCAGTTGTGGCTCTGCTCCAAAAAATTTTTTTATTTTTACAAGTTTTTCTCTGTATTCTCTGTTCAAAAGCAATTTCTTTGGATTTTCTCCAAATAACTTTTCTGAATTTATTTTTTTGATGATATTTCTTGAAATTTCATCAAGTTTATTTATATCATCAATATCTGTTATTTCAAGCATTTCATTCAATCTTGTACAATATTCAGATTCTGTTACATTTTCCCTTTGTAAATCAGTTAAGAAATTATTATATATAATTCCTGAAATCTTATCATTCGCAAACTCAATATTTAATTTTAAATCACTTCTCTTGAACACAAACTGAACTTTCTTATCTTCCACATTTTTTTTAATTAATTTTGCATTTTCTAAATTGTATGCTCCTTTACAGCTGTTTATCATATAATCTACTACGTTGTTTCCTAACATTTTATTTCCTCCTGATTTTATATACTTTGTTTATTTTTTTTCATCTTAATTTTCAAAATCTTCTCAATTTGCCTAACTCTCTTGTTGTTACTCTCTATCTGAACACCATTTTGTTTTATCTTTTCAGATTTTTTCATCATCTGTTCATTCAAAATTTTGTTTTGTTCTTTCAGAATTTCATTGTTACTTTCCAACCTTTTCTTTTCTTCCTGTAATTTTTGCATTTATCCTCCTATCAGCATTTTTTCTCTAAGTTCACTAAAATCAACTGCTCTAACTTCATTTTGCGGCTTATATTCTAGCTTAATAAAATTAAGATTTTTAGTATTTTTTACACCGACACTCGCATAAGTGATAAGTTTCAGTTTCGCTTGTCCAATGATTTTATATGTGCCTGAATAATAATTTTTTGTTTCGTATGGATTTTCTAAAAAATCCTTATAAATTCCATCAAACTGAAAATTTAAAAAATTATCAAATTCAACTTTGTCCATTGCGCAAATTCTATGCCACCCAAGAAAATCGATTACAGCGTGAAGTCCTTTGTCCTCAAAAGCCACCATTCCTGAACTGCCGACTTTTCTAACCCCTTCAATCAACATTTTTTTAGCTAAAATCACTTGATGTTCGATGTTAGCAATTTTTTTAGCAACTTCTAAAATTTCAGCTGGTTGTGGTATAAATCCATTTTTCCTAGTTTTTAAAATTTTGACAACCGCTTCTGCAAATTCTTTTTTAGTCAACTCATTTGCAATCGTCAAAAAATAAATAGTTGCGACACTTTCCTTGTCTTTTGTGTTTGGATAAGCTGCTAAAAGCAGTTTAAATACTTCGTTAAATTCTTGATTATTCATTTCCCGTCAATCCTCCTAATAAATTCGCAATGCTTTCGTCAGTTACTCCAACAAAGTCTTTTTCTTGATAATTTTTAGATTTTTTTTCTTTTTCAGAATTATTACTATTTGCTTTATCGTCATAATTTCCTTCGAGCACTTTTAAGAAATTCGATTTGTTAATAAACCAATCGAACGCTATTTGCCACCCTGTTTTATTATTTCCTTGCAAGAAATTAGATGTACGAATTTTTTCCATAGCTTGTAATACTTCTTCTACGGAATACTCTTTCAGCAAATTATTAATAACTCTCTTTCGTTTTTCAGTTATTTTTAATTGTGTACCTGATAATTTATACTCATGAGCAATTTTTATCCATTTGGTTTTTATTTCTTCACACAATCGTGAAAATTCATTTTTCACATGTATATATTCTTTAGTACTTACTTCTTTAGTATTTAATTTATTAGTATTTAATTCTTTAGTATTTAATTGTCCTTGATTTTCTACCGCTTGACTTTCTAGGGGTAGATTTTCTACACCTTGATTTTCTACCACTTGACTTTCTAACGTTTGTTCTTCTGTTTTTTGTTCTTTTTGTCTTTTATCTTCTTTAAGAGGTTTTTCAAAAATTTCATAAACATATTCTATTTTTTTATTTCCATGTTTTTTATTTGGAAATATTTTAGATATTCTTAAATACCCAAATTTTTTTAGCTCATTCAACCCTGTTTTTATAGCGGTTTCATTTTCGGCACATATCGAAGCTAATCCTGAAATTGAATAATCCCAATTTTCTGGTAGACTCAACATTAAAGTCAAAAGCCCTTTTGCTTTTAAGCTCATCCCTTTTTCTCTTAAATGATAATTTGATATTACTGTATAATCACTCGTTTTATTTACTCTAAAAGTTGCCATTTTCTTTCCTCTCTCTACATCTTGTAATTTTCATAACTTTATGCTAAAATAAACACAAAATATAGATTTCTATGAATTTTTGTTAGCACTCTTCGGAGTGCTTTTTTGTTAATTAAATTTTACCAGTCTCAATCTTTTCTGATCCCTTATTATGAAATATCCTTGACTGTTAAAGTATATTTCGTTTACTGTCGTTCTTTTTGTTCTGGAATCAAATAATAATATACTTGCTCCCGTTACTTTTCCGTGCCTCTTGCTAACTCTCTTAATCTTTTCTCTATTCCCTGTTTCTTCTAAGATGTATAAATTTTCATATCTTAGACATTTTCCTAAAAATTCTTTAAACATTTTTTCTCCTTGAAGTTCTTTTAGATTTGTGATATATTGCCTTTGTTATCAATATTTTAAAAAAATTTAAACATTATATATTTTCAAAACTTAGCAGGCAAGAAAGTATATAGCTTGGAAAGGAGAACTAAGATGTATTTTCTAGATAAAGAATTAAACCAAGAAATCCCTATGATAAAGGTAAGATCTACCAACATTTTGTTCATTGGTTATTTTAATTTAAAGTTATACGTCCGTTTCAAAAAATCAGAATTTGTATATAGGTACAGCAACATTAATCAAACTCTTTACAATGAATTGAAAAACGCTGAATCTAAAGGAAGTTTTCTTTCGCAGAAAGTAAAAAAATTTCCAAGAAAACACCCATACAAAAAACTAAAAGGGAGTATTTATGTTCAATAACTAAATTTACTACATTTTAAAAATACTTAAATATTAGAATTTTAAAATAAAATACGATATAATTCCTAAAATGATTAATATACTCGCTATAACTATTTTGTAAATATTTACAAAGAAAAACTTCTTAAATCTTACAGGTATATGAAAAAGCAATATATTAATCCAAAATTCAGCCACTATGGATATAATCTTTATCCATAGTTTTTTTATTTTCATCTCACACCTCCTCTCTCAACATTTTTCTATAATTTGTTTTGCTTTCCTATCATTATTAAAATAATTACATCTTTAAGAAAGGAGTAAATATTATGGAAAATAATGATGAAAAATTAAAAGAAATCGCTGACTTGATTAATTTAATTATTATTTTAAAAAAATCAAGTAATTAAACCGTTTACTTTTAACAACGAATTAATCAAAAAAATTTAATTTTCTAAATATTTGCTGGATTTGTTTTTTCCTATCCCATTTAAAAAAATTATAAATTGCATTTCTTGAATACCCAATTTTTTTAGAAAATTCATCTATCGTCAATTTATTCTTTTCTATCAAATATTTAAATCTAGCAAATTCAGGGTGTTCATTTGATTTTTTATATTTTCTAGCCATACTATCACCTCGTTAAAACTATATCACATCTGTTGTTAAATGTCAACGGATATAAAAATTTATTTTTTAATAAAAAAAGAGCCTTTTTTAAAGCTCTTAAAAAATACTTTATTTTCCTTCTTTCAAATCAATTCTTACATTTTTGTAATTATGTTTTTGTAATAAACTTAATAAATTACTTCCATTTATTAAAGTCAAAGGTTTATCTTTAACAAATTCATAGGAATCAGCTCCAAAATCTGAAGTAGTAACTAGAATTCCTTTTGTAGCACCTTCGTTATGAACTGTTCCATATAAATCCCGAACTGCTGATATTCCTACTAAATTGTTATATCTTTTTGCTTGTATGATGTATTTTCCACCTTTAATTGGATTAGGATCAAACAT